TTTTTTAAGCGGTACTCCTGATATTGTTTCCGATAACGTAATTGACATAAAAAGTAGCTGGGACATTTATACATTCCCACATTTCGATACCGAAATACCGACTAAAGGATACTTTTACCAGTTGCAAGCTTATATGGAATTAACAGGATTAGAAGATGCATGTTTAGCTTATGTTTTAATTGACACACCAACTCAGTTAGTAGAAGATGAAAAAAGAAGATTAAGCTGGAAGATGGGAATGATTGATAGTGAAAACCCTGAATACTTATTAGCTGTAGAAGAAATTGAACGTAACCACAGTTACAATAATATTCCGATAGCCAAAAGAATAAAGGAGTTTCATATTAAAAAAGATAATCAGGTAATCGAATCAATGTACTCTAGAATAAAAGAATGTAGAACTTATCTTAATAGTTTGTAAATGAAAAAATATAATGAAAAACAAGATGTTTATGAAGCATCAATTGAAAGAATAGAATTTATATTTAATAATTTTGAAAAAATTTATATATCTTTTTCTGGCGGTAAAGATTCTGGTGTTATGCTTAATTTAGTTTTAGATTATATGAAAAAAAATAATATAACTAAAAAAATAGGAGTTATGATATTAGACAATGAAGCTAATTATCAATATTCATTAAAATTTATGCATAATATTTTAAGAAAAAATTTACATTTATTAGAAGTTTATTGGTGTTGTTTACCAATTACTTTACCTTGTACGGTTAGTTCTTATGCTACTGAGTGGCAATGTTGGGGAGAAAAAGATAAGAAAAAATGGATAAGTCCAATGCCAAAAGATAATTATATAGTAAATATTGATAATCATAAATTTGATTTTTTTGAAGAAAATATGAATTATGATGATTTTTGGGATGGATTTGGTAAATGGTATTCTAATGGAAAATTAACAGCTTGTCTTATTGGTATTAGAGCTGATGAAAGTCTTAATAGATTTAGAGCAATAATGAATGAGGATAAAAAAATGTTAAAAAATAAATATTGGACTAAACAAAAAACAAGAAGCAATGATAAAGTTTTTAATGTTTACCCAATATACGACTGGAAAACAAAAGATATATGGACAGCAAATGCAAAATTTGATTGGGAATATAATGAACTTTATGATATTTTTTGGAAAGCTGGTTTATCAATAGCTCAAATGAGAGTAGCTTCTCCATTTATGAGTGAAAGCAAATCTTCATTAAATTTATATAGAGTTATTGATCCTCATGTTTGGTCAACATTATGTGCAAGAGTACATGGTGCTAATTTTATTGCGACTTATGGTAAACAGATTAGTTATAGTAGTTTTAAATTACCTCCTAATCATACTTGGAAAAGCTTTACAAAATTTCTTTTAAATACATTACCAATAGAAGTTTCTGAAAATTTTAAGTTGCGGTTCATTCAATCTATAAAATATTGGGGTAGAGTGGGCCGAGGATTACCTGAAGAACTTATTGATGATTTGAAAAATAATAATATACATTTTATATTAAATGGCAATACTGCTCATGGTAATAAAAATAAAAAAAGAGTTATTATAAAATCTATGCCAGACCATTTAGATATGATACGATGTCATAATAGTGATGTAGCTTCATGGAAAAGATTTGCTATAACAATATTAAAAAATGATCATACTTGTAAATATATGGGTTTATCACCTACTAAAGAACAAGCTGTAAGACAAAGACAAATAATGGAAAAATATAAAAAAATATAAAAATGAAAGTAACATCAATTAGAAATATAGAAAATACAGAAAGAGACGTATTATTTGAACAAGGCAAAAGTTTAAGATTAATTTTAGAAAAAGATAAAATGGGATTTTCTTTTCATAAAACAATTATAAGACCAAATGAAACAGGTCATTGGCATTATAAAAATCATTTAGAAGCTTGTTTTTGTATAAAGGGGACTGGAATATTAACAAATTTAAATACTAAAGAAAGTTTTTTAATAGAACCTGATACTATTTATTTATTAGATGATAATGATAATCACACATTTAAATCATTAGGTGAAGAAGTTGTATTATTATCTGTTTTTAATCCACCATGTAAAGGCAATGAAATCCATAAGGAGGATGGAAGTTATGAAGCAAATACATAAGCCATATTATACATGGGAATGTTATAAAAATGGAATGTTTGATATTGATAAAAAACAAAATGAAGATTTATTAATTAAAAAATCAGAATTATTATTGTGTAATGAAGATGTGTTTTTTAAAATATCATTATTAGTTTTAAACGAATGGAAAAATAGTACAGATAATAATTTATCAAATAAAAATATAAATAGAAATTCATGGATTGGTCAATCAGCTTGTAGTTATAATCATAAATGTCCTGAATTATTAACTAGAATAGCTTGGGGAAACATTTCTGAATTACAAAGAAATAAAGCAAATAATGTAGCAAAAAAAATAATAAAAATATATGAAGACAAAAATAGAAAAATATATACAGGATTGGGAAAACAAATGTTATTTGAATGGAATACCTGAAGACGCTCCATTAAGATTATTGCAATTAAATAAAGTTCCATGTTATAAAAAATTATGTATAGCTATATTAAATAATGACTTTAATTTAAAATCATTAGGATTACCACCTCCTAAAAAATCAAATTATTACCACGAATTAAAAAGAATAGAATTAAATAATAGAATAACAAATAAACCAAAACAATTAAAATTATTTTAAAAATGGAAAAATTTAAATCCCCAGTTTACAATGTGCTTAGAATACATGCTGATAAAATTCAAGCAAATGATTATAACCCAAATTCAGTTGCTCCACCAGAAATGGCATTATTAGAAACTTCAATATGGGAGGATGGGTATACTCAACCCGTAGTAACATTTTATGATTCTGAAAATGATAAATATATTGTTGTAGATGGTTTTCATAGATATACTGTTTTAAAAACAAGTAAAAGAATTTTTGAAAGAGAAGAGGGTTTTTTACCAATAGTAGTTATTAATAAAGAAATTGGAGACAGAATGGCTTCTACTATTAGACATAATAGAGCAAGGGGTTCTCATAACTTAGATTTAATGAGTAATATTGTTGCAGAACTTGTTGAAATGGGTAAAGGTGATGTTTGGATATGCAAACATATAGGGATGAGTATTGATGAATTATTAAGATTAAAACAGATAACTGGATTAGCATCATTATTTTTAAATGAAAGTTTTTCAAAAACTTGGAACGTAAAAGATTTAGAAGATGAAATAATTATTGAAGATGAAAATTAAACTAAAGCAATGTAAGCAATGTGGTGAGGTGTTTAAACCATTCAATACCTTGCAAGTTGTTTGTTCGGCTATCTGTGCCTTAGAATTTAATTCTAAAAAGGAAATAGATAAAAGATTTAAAGTGATGAAATCAGATAGCCGAAGTTTAATTGAATTAAGAAATTTAGCAAGAGTAAGTTTTCAAATATATATTCGTCAACGTGATGTAGATTTACCTTGTATTAGTTGTGATAAAACTTATGCGAAATGGGATGCTGGCCATTATTTAAAAGCTGAAATTTACACTAAACTAATATTTAACGAAGATAACGTTCACAAACAATGTTCTTACTGTAACTTACAATTAGCTGGTAATCTTATCGAATATCGCAAAAATTTAGTAAAGAGAATAGGAATAAATAGAGTTCAGGAACTTGAAGATATGGCTGATTCGTCAAGAAGTTATAAATTTGCAAAGGAGGAATTAATTACCTTAGCAAAAAATTATAAACTTAAAATAAAAAAATAATGAGAAATGAATTTGTAAGTAATTTAATTAAATCTTATTTGACTAAGTTCCCAAAGCTACCATCTTTAACGCTGGCTAAAAAAATCTATGCAGAAAACAATAAAACTTTTAAAGATGTTGATGCTGTTAGAAGTTGTTTAAGATATTATCGTGGTAAAAAAGGCGAAAAACAAAAATCACAATTAGGAACTAGAGAGTTCTTAGATCAAAACATTGAGTTTGTAATGCCTGAATCTTATGCAGAAACTTTTGAGCCATACGAAATAAGTCAGTCAAAAACTTTAATTATTTCAGATTTACATATACCTTACCAGGATAACGATTCAATTCAAAAAGCAATAAATTATGGTAAAGAGAAAAAAGTAAATTGTATTTTAATCAATGGAGATGTTTTAGACTTTGCTGGTATATCGAGACATGAGAAAGACTGGAGACAAAGACAAGTTCATCAAGAGTTTGAAGCTGCACGTATATTTTTAAGTTCGCTACGTGAACACTTTCCGAAAGCTAAGATAGTTTTTAAGTTAGGCAATCACGATGAACGTTGGGAGAAATGGTTATTTTTAAAAGCACCCGAAATATTTGATGATCCTGAGTTCAAATTAGAAAGTAGATTAAGACTTGGTGAGTTAAAGATTGATATTGTAAAAGATAAAAGGCCTGTTAAAATTGGCAAATTATTTATACTACATGGACACGAATTATTCGGTGGAAGCGGTGGAGTTAATCCAGCTCGAGGTACGTTTTTAAAAACTTTATCAAATGTAGTAGTAGGCCATTATCACAAAACAAGTTCTAATACTGAAACTACAATGAATGGAGATATTATTTCGGTGCATTCAGTCGGTTGCTTATGTGGAAAAACGCCATATTTCATGCCCATAAATCGTTGGAATAGTGGCTTCGCCTACTGCGAATTAGATATTAAAACAGGTAATTATACTTTTTACAATCTAAAAATTATTAACGGCAAAATATATTAAACCCTAATTTAAACACAGCATTAAAACCTAATTTAAACACAATGGATATTACAAAATGCAAAGGTGAAGGTTGTCCGATAAAAGAAAGTTGCAAAAGGTTTACAGCCAAGGAATCAATGATGCAATCATATTTTGTAGAGCCACCTTTTAAGGATAATAAATGTGATATGTACTGGGGTGAAAAAGCTGAATCTATATTTAATCAATTAAAAAAAATATCAAATAAAAAAAACTAATTATGACAGGATTAAGACACGCACTCAAAGAATACT